AGGGAACAGTTAGGTTACAGATTTAAGAATATAGAAGGAATAATAGATAAATACTAAAACAATAATTATGAGTAAACAACAAACAACCAAAGAACAGATTGCATACCTAAAGTCAGTATTGCTATCTCAATTACTATTAGAGTCTAATGAAGAGCTTGTAGCTACCAATAGATACAAACAAAACCTAAAGCAACAAATAAATAGAACTAATACTATATTAGAACCTATCGTAAGAGAAGAGTTTGATAGCGTCTATAAAACAGACCCTGAGATGACAACTAATATCTTAAACAAGATAGAATCACTTGTAGATAAAATATCATCATACCAAATAGAAGAGTTAGTAATGCTCGAAGCAGTAGTAGATAAATATGAAAACAATAAAGATTGGTTCTTAAAGTATGCTGAATCTGATTTTTTAAGACTTGATTAAGATGATTAGTAAAATAATAAATAACATAAAGAATATTCCACTAACTAATTTAGTTAGAAAGAAGAAACTAACACCTGTAGAAAGACTATCAAGTAGATTAGGATATATGGGAACTTCATTTATGATGATGTCTCCACACCTACTACCAGATAAAATAGGTATGGTTACATACATAATAGCAGGTATAGTATCAATACCACAAGTATTCGTAGCTAAACAATGGAACTTAGTAGCAGTAAACTTAAATGTAGCAATAGCATACATAATATTATATTTAACAAACTAAAACAATCATTATGAACAGAATAAAACTAATACAGAAACTACAACAACTTATAGATAGATTACCTATAAGCAACAAAAGAAAAGAAGCTAAAGAAGACCTACTAAGTCTTAAACTAAACAAAAGCCAATACCACGATATAATGATATTTGATAAGTATAAGAAAAATCTATAGTAAACAACTATACTATACTATTTATTTATAATACAACATTATACACAAACAAAAATAAATTATTTAGTTATCTTAATATACAGAGTTGTAGTTCTCTTTAACCTACCAAACTTTAGTCATAATCGTAAGGCTATTGGTTCAGATACATCAAGTCTCCTTAGTAATTGCATCTATAACCTTTATAATCTTCGTAGCACCCAATAGATATTCAAACTAACGAGCATAACCAGTTATATCAGTTAGCTAACTACTAACATACATTAAGATTATAGGAGGGTGCATATCTAACCATCGAGCATATAATTATATTTTCAAAATTAAATTACCTATTTATAACAAAAAGATATTCGACTATAATCAGTATTGGACTAATTATTATATTTTCAAAATTCATATGTCAGTTTTAAACGAAAAGATATTTGACTATTCGTTGAATTCATAGAAGTGAGATACTACACAATTTAAATCTCCATTCTACGTTACTTTCTCCCTCCAGGTGGTATACTACTATATATTGATAAATAGAGTGGCTTAAACGTGCTTAAAATGAGTTTTGAATATCGGTTTAAATTCCTGTATTATATCCCTAAACAATACCAACTAATTAAAAAAATAAATGCATAAAAAAAGCCTATATAAAACTTAATCTATATAGGCTTAATTTATAAGTTAAAATGTAGTATTAAAAATCGCTTATTATTTTATCATTGCAATATTTGATAATTACTTTTAGCATCTCGTTAGTTAATGACTCGTTGTTTATATTGGTATAATGTTCTAATATATTTATTACTTGTTTTGCCTCGTTAATTTTCTCGCTTACTAATTTAATTTGATTAGTAGTGTTATTTATTTTATTTGTCATAGTTAAAATGTAGTATTAAATTTCCTTATAAGGTTCGATACCGTATACGTCTATAAAACCACAATTAAAATCGGTTTCTAAACTTTTATACAATTTAGTTTGTTTAGGTCGTTTACAGTCCTGGTAACCTATTATATATTTTTTATTGTCTTTTTTGTTGATGTAATAAAATTGAAATTTCATAATTGTATTATTCTTTTGTTATATTGATTTGGTGGTATATTCCGTTAAAATTAGTTAAAAATTCATTGTCTACTTTATAGCTGGTTTCACCATCAAAAAAAGTTAATGTATCACTAATTAAATTTAAAAATATTTGTTTCTGTTTAGGAGTAGTGTTTCTATAAAAGTCTATTACTTGTTGAAAGTTTTTTGTATATCTCATATCTTAAAATGTTATACTATTAAATTGATTTTTGATACAACTGAGTGCTTTAAAATTTGTGTACTTGTTTCTGTGTCTATACAAATCGTTAGTGAGAATATAGCTTTCAATAGTAGTCTTATCTTTGCTTAATGAATAGCAAATAAAGTCTTTGTTTGTGTTTATTAGTTTTAATTTTAATTTAAAGTTTATTTTTAGTTTATGCATCTTTTTTATTTTTAATAGTTAGTAATTACAAAACCTGAGGTATCTTTCCTTGCCTTTCCTTTAGCCTTTAATCCTAATATGACATTTTTAAATTTAAGCATTTCCAAATCAGTTTTATCAGCATCAACCACTTTAACACCTTTGTATGTTTTAGGCAAATCACTACTAAAAACGGCAGCTACATTGATACCTAAATTTAAAGCCTCGTTAGTCTCTTTTTGGTTGATTTCACTTTTAGAAAATGTTAACGTATAATTTCTATAATTTTGGTATCTTTTTGCACGTGGTAAACTTTTAGTATAATCATAAAAATATACCTTATCATAAGCCAACAAATCTACATTGAAATCAAAATGCTTATCTAGTAAGTATAAAAAATCAATATCGCTAGTGCCATTTAAACGGAAAGCAATTTTCTCGTTTTTATCACTTGCTTTTTTTATTTCTCGTTTTATTTCTTTAAGCAATTGAGCTAAAAATACTTTTTTATCCGATACGAAGTAATTAGCTTTATTGATACGTGACTTTTGTACATTTGAGAATATACCCATACCAGCAGTATATAAACAACTCTCAACGCATCCCTTTGAGGCATCTTTGCATAATGTTATACCTTTGTAATTTAAATTGTGCGGTGCAAGATACAAGATAAACGTTTTGATATCGTTTTTTGAGGTTTTCGCGTTCGTACTACCTTTTGAAAGTAGATTTTTTACTGGTTTGTATTGTTTTAAAGTTTCCATTTTTATTATTTTTATATGTTATTATATATTATTTCGTGTATATCTTCTATAGTGAAATCTATTATATCGTCTCTATATTCCGATAATACAAACCACTGAAACAAATATTCTAAAAATATACTAGGTTTTTTGCTTACCTCGTTTATGCCCTCATAAAAGGAAGCGAAGCCGTCTCTACTTTTGCTCACTTCGTTTACGTAATTTACAAAACTATCGTTATTTTCAAACTCATTTAATAATGTTAGGTAAATTTCAGGGCTTATAATAGCCTTAATTTTGTCAGTACTATAATTGTAATACTTAGGACTATAAAGCCCCTCAAAAGTTATAAAATTATTGTCTGTAAACAAATCGAATTCATCGTTGAATAATTCTAAAATACAGTCAAAAATATGTTTTGATAATTCTAAATGTAAATTAGTATAATTTATTTTTTCGGTTTGCTCCTCAGTTAAGTAACCCTCTGAAATTTCACTCTCTAAGATATCATTTATTATTGAGTCATAAACTGAATAATAAAAACCCTCGAAAGGAATATAAAATTTTATGTCTTTATTCATTGTTATTATTTTTTAAGTTATTAATTTTTATAAATTCTTCGCCCCAATTATCTATATTGATAATGTATTTATCTTTATGCGAAGCCCTGCAAACTACATTTGCACCGTTAAACTCTAATATATCAATTGACTGTTGTAGTACATTTCCAGTTTTATAACAATAGCTAAAAATCTTACTTTCTTTTTTATCATTATAACTATCAGTTATTTTAATACGTGAACCTCTGTAATTTGTAGGACCTAAAAAAGTTACTTCAATTGCTCTAGTATTTTTTGTTTTATAATATTTCATATTATTTATTTTTATTGTTAATTTGTTTTGTTATTTCTTGTTTGATTTCGATTTCTAATTTATCGATATGGTGCAATAAATAAACGTTATCCGTTGCAGTTGCTAAATTTCTAATTTGTTTAATTGTTTCTAACATTGTTTATTGTTTTATAGTGTGAATAGCTTTAGCGATTTTTTTAATTTCCTTAATTACTTTTTTAATTTGTTTCATTTTATTTTAGTTTTAAATAGGTAACTTAGTTGTTATCCTATGCAAATATAAAACAATTATTTTAATAAATAGCAAAAAATCAAAAAAAATGTAACAAAAATAAATTTTCTATGCTTTATACTATTACTACTATGTTTTAAATTTGTAGAACCTGGACCCGTCAAAATTAAGGTACAAAATTTTTTAATAAAGGAACGCATATGTGCGTCTACAATAATTTTTTAAAATACACAAATAAAATTACTAATTTAGAATAAAAATAAATAACAAAAAAAATAAAAAAATGTTTGTCAGAACCAAAAAATTGTTTTACCTTTACATCGTACTACGACGGGTACGGGCCTGGGCTGAAAAGTTCGGAAGAGTAGACTCCGTCCTACCCTATATTCTCCTTATTAAGAATCATTCTAAACAACGATTTTCTGACCCCCTCATATTAAACATACCCCCTCATATTAAACATAGGGTATCATATTAAACACCCCTCCATATTAAACGCACCCCATTATATTAAACATACCCCATTATATTAAACAAAAAAAGGGAGACAAAATTAATTGACTCCCTTCATATTAAACATTTTATTTTTATATTACCTCTTGTACTAAAACCTCTACATTATAATAATCTTCATTGTAATCTTTATGTGTTTTTAATGCAAATGAATACACAAATGCATCTCTTTCGTGTTCAAACACCTTAATGCTACTTGAATCAACTCCATCTATTCCTTCTTCCTTAAATACTAAATATACTTTCATACTAAACATTTTATTATTACCTTATCACATAAACTCCAGAGTTTACTCCCTGTATTAAATACATCATTCCATATCTAATAGCATCTATAAAGTGATTAAACTTATCTATTGGAGCTTCACCCTTATCTTTCCATACATAGTTGTTTAGCTCTCTTATTATACCGTGAGAACCTCTATCAACTACTATCTCATAATCTTGCATAAGTGCTATACCAGATAATATACTACCTTTCTTCTTAATCGTAGGCTTTATATTAAGACCCAATGTTTTCATCTCTGATATTAAACGTGGCTCACTATTATCACAAATAATCAAATCCATACCACACTCTCGTCTATTCATACCTGCTATCTCAGATGTGTTTAGATTAGGTTTTCCGTAGATTTCCTTAACCCAAACCTTTCTTGCGTTCTTATCTACCGAAATCTTCACAAGTGTCGTTAAATCGGCTGAAAATCCAAAATCTTGACCATAGCAAGTAAGTTCTGTAGGAATAAAGTCTCCTACTCTCCATTTTCTTATAATAGTACCTTCAGCTTTCTCAAGCCAACCTCCTAATATTTGGTGTTGATACTTATCTGGTCTCTTACGTTTCATTTCATATATCCTACCTAAAAACGATTCAGATAAGTTTGTCTTATTATCTTTGTAAGTTGTATGTACATAAGTAACATCTCCTTTAACCATATTAGATGCTGCCAATACGTTTTCATTTTGGAAGAACCTTTGATATATCCAATGCTCTTTAGTTGTTGGATTCAGTATAAGAATAACTCTATTCTGTTTAGTTTGTGAACGTATAGAGAAATCAATCTTATCAAAAACACTTTCATCTACAAGTTCTTCTGCTTCATCAACTACAAATGTAGTTATACCATTCAAGGATTTAAGTGCTGCAGTCTGATTACCTGATGATGTTCTAATACCCTTAAATATAATAGAGCTACCTGTCTTTAGGTTCATAATCTCATCTTTAGTTATCCTAAAGTCATCGTGAACTCCCATTAAGTTAATCTTCTCAATAAATTCAGGGATAATAGATGTATGTGCTGAAATCATCGTATAACGAGAGAACAGTATCTTATGTCCTGATTCATAGGTTAAGTTAAGTAAGAATACATTTATACCAAATGATTTACCACTACCCCTACCTCCTGTAACAACAAAATACCTACCTTCGTTCTTGAAAATAGGTATATATTTCTCGTGTATATTTATATTATTCATCTTTTGGTGTTACGTCTATAATCTTATCTTTAATTTTCTTACCCTCAACGCTATCTCCAAAGAAATTAATAGTAGGAGCTTGAACTTTATTAGAAACCTCTTCTTTATCATCTCCATAAGCAAAATCCATAAGTAATTTCATATGATTATAGCTACCTTCTTCTGCTTTCTTAGCTAAACTCTCAAAAGCGTTTACTTCGCTCCCAAATACGTTCTTAATAGCCTTTTTAGCGTATTGTTTCTTCCTATTCTTCTTAGCAGTATTCATTGCAGGTTTATTAGACCTCTCTTTTTCTGGTACAGGTAGCTTAGGAATAGATTTCTTTCTACTATTCCCTTTTCTACCATCTGTTGGCTTAATCTCTTGTGAATTACTCATATTAAGATAACTAAATTGTTGTTGTTTTGTTTTTTTACTTAAATAAAAGTCCTTGAGTGTTTGGTGTGTATGTTGCATCATACCTTTTGTTTTCTCCTTTTGGATAACTAAATGTTTCATAATTTATTTTTTTTAGTGTTTATTCCTCACGATTAAAACCGAGTAAACGCTGTTGTGGAGGTGTTAGCATTAATACTAATCTTTATTGTGATAACCACAGGCTTCCATATCATCACCTTGCGTACACCAATCTTCATTAGTGCTAGTATTATCGCTTCCTTTTAACCATTCATTTCTACGCCTGTTTACAGCAGAAACTCTTTTGCTATTTCTTTTTCTTGGGTCAATTTTATTCCAAAAGTCATCCTTGCATTGTAACCCGCAAAACACATAAGATTCTCTTTTCTTTATCATTTCCTTACTGCAAACAACACAATTCACATTACTACCTACATTTGTTTTTTTGTTTTGCTTGTATTTTTTCAGCCAATTAACATATTTACTGTTAACAGTAAAGAGTTTCTTTCCTATTTTAATTTGATTTTCTAACATATTTTTAAGTTTATAATTCCGTTAAAAGCGTGTAAACGCTGTTGTGGAGGTGTGGGTGTTATGGTGCATTAATCCCTACTAAATTCATACTTTACGAAAAATCCATTATTATTATAGTCATTCGTATATTCAGCTAACCAGTCAGCTGTTTTATTGGTCATACAAACCGAAAGCAAAAGAAATGCTAGGTATTCTTTTTGCATAGTGTTTGTTTTTTAACCAATCATAAGTTTGATAGCTATCTATTTTTAAAACGTAAAAATCTGTTTTAAAATTAATCTTTATTTTATTTATTTTTTACCTATAGTAGTAATAGTTGTCTTGCTGACCTCTTTCTGCTTCATAATAGTTCTTAGTAAGCTCTATTTCGTAATGCAATAATCCAGATAGGTAACCACATATAAAAGTAATATCTGCATCTGATAACTCACAATCCTCCTCATCTTTCATAACTTCTGTATTTAAGACATCGTGTATGTCTAAACTTAAATCTATTAAGTAATCATCTTCTTGATAGTATAATCTAATCTCATCAGGAAGTGGGTGCATAGAATTACTGTTACTTGAATATTCTGGTCTTATTGATAATATCCTATTTTTTAATTCTTCTGTCATAACTTCTATTTAATAAATTCTTGGTTTCTTAATACTTCTTCAATAGCATTTATAAGGTCATACTTTTGACCAAAGGTAATACCTCCGTTATAAAAATCTGTATCAATCTTTTGTAGTATTTCTATTAGTTCTTTCATAATATTTAGTTTTTAATTACGTTGCAATATACAAAACAATTTAAGTTATTGACTACTGCTTATTAATTTTAACATTTCTTTAACATTTAAACTAAAAAAGGAAGCTAATTAGCCTCCCTTAATAGTTCTATCTCTCTATTTAGATAATCTTGTGCCTTAATAAGGTCAAGCAGTTCATCGTGCTTCTTTCCTGCTCTTGCAATATACTTAATTATATTACCTCTACAGAAATTCAAGTCATAATCTCTAATAACATCTATAATGTCATAATCTTTGCCATTTTCGTAATGTGTTTGTGTACCTCTCATAATTTATTTATTAATAAGTTAATATAATTCTAATATAGACTCTCCTTCGATTATTTGACATTCATCTTTACTCTTCCAAGACCAAGATTTAACTCTCATAGTAATTAGTTCACGTATTTCATCTCTTCTATCCTCTGGAATGGTGTCTATAAGCAATTCTAAGCTATCCTTACCTATTTTTAATGAGTTTATATGTAAATTACGTTTAGACTCCTTTAAAGCTCTCTTTTGAGTCTGTTCTATTGTAAAAAACTCTTCAGCCTTATCATTAAAGTAAACATTATAAAAATCTCTGAATGATGGGTATGTTTTATAGTAAATACCTATTTTTTGTAGTGCTTGAAATATAGATGCTCTATTTCTTTTTACACCTCTTGACTTAAACCATTCTGCAATCATTCTGTCATTCATAAAATTAACATCTCTTAGTATTTTATAGAATAATGTTCTTGTAATCATTATTTCAGTCTTCCTTGAATTAGAATTTAAGTCAATACCTGTTAATACTTCAAAATCTCTTGCTAATTCATCTGCTGTTTCTTTCTTGTAATCTATCATCTTTTTTTGTTTTAATTTAATTTATTATTTTCTTTTATTTCTTCTATTTTAAGTAATACTTTAGTAAAACTATTGGTTTGATACCAATCTAAAGCCTTTTTTATACCAGCACAAGCTAAGTATAACTCTTGTTCTTCGTAATATTCTAAAATGTCTTCTAAAATGTATTTAGGTAACCCTTCCTGCATCTCAAGTATTGCATTCGAGAAGTACAATTCTACAGTATCTCTATCTTCATCGCTTAATGTTATCATAACAATCTGTTTTTAGTGTTAGTAATGATTTAGCTTCATTAAATATAGCTTTTGCATCATCTCCATAAACCTGTTTATAAAGTCTGTAAGTTCTACTCATTAATGAATACTTATTTTTAGCGTCTTTAAACAACTTTTCAGCATAAACCTTACCATAACCCTTACAAACCTTTATATTGTCTGCTGAATCCCCTACAATCATCTGAGAATAGAAGTTCTCATTAGCTTCTTGCTCTGATATTTTAACCAACTCTCTTTTCTTATAGTTGTAGTCATAAAACCAACAAGGGAATTGCTTATAGTCCTTATCTAAAGACATTATAACAACAGAGTCAATACCATTCTTTTCTACCTCTTCTGCCCATAGAGTAGCTACAACATCATCTGTCTCTACACCATCTCCATAAATAGAATTATACTCAAGCTTAACCATATCGTGAAGTAGAGGTAATATCTCTGGTCTCTTTTGCGTTCTATTTAACTTGTAGGTAGCTGATATATCCTTCCTAAAGTTATTCTTAGAACCATTACAAAATACTACCTCATCAACATTCACTTGTTCTTCTAAGAAATCAAGTAACCTTTCAAAGCTAACTTGAAACTTATTGAAAGCAACATTAACATCTGTCTCAAATAAGTCTTCAGGAAACTCTCTATCATCTTTCTTCTTAAAACAAGAAGCATAGATTAAACTATCTGCATCAAATATTACTTTCATAAATCAGTAGTTTATTGTTAGGGTTTTTCTTCTTGTGCATTCTCTTATCATCAAACCAACCTGTAACAGGATTGATTCTGTGATTCCAGAACTTAGTTAATTTCTCTTCTTTAGTTTGCTTCATAATATATCTGTTTAATTTAAAGCAAAACTACAAAACTATTTATAGACTTCCAAGTACTTTTTTAATTTATTTACAATTCCTATCATACAAGGTCTGCAACTTGTGTTTTTTTGATTGGTATTGAATATGTTATTATGAATAGATATTAGCCTTGCTCTTTGTTGAGACGTAGTTTTACGGGGATTACCTCCTAAGAAATCACTCAAGTAAACGTAATCTTCTTCTGATATACAATTAACCTTCTTATAAGTAAATAGCTTATTAAGTTTCTCTTTCCTATCATCACAACCACAATCTTCTCCTGCTATAAACTTAACTAATTTATCTACTCCTGTAGCTTTAGTAATCTTAGCCACTGTATCTCCAACACCTTCAGATTGTTTAGCAACATTATCTTTAAGTGCTTCATAATCCTTAGACACCTTAGTCTTGTTCCATTCCTTATATTCTCTATAATCCTTAGACCTCTTGTCTATAGTTTCATAATATCCTTGCTTTTCTAATTCTAAATAATAATTGTCTGGTCTCATATCTTGTCAAAATCTTGGTTAAAATAATCTATTAAATCTTCTGATAAACTTTCTCTTAATATAGCTTTTTGGTTTAGTATAGAGTTATGTATAGAGGTTAGTCCTATTTTAGCTCCTTTAGATATAGCTCGTAAAGATAAGCCTTGTATAAAATACAATTCAAATAACCTCTTATCGTAAACAGTCCAACCAGATGTTATACCTTCTACCTGACTCATTATATTTTCAAAAGCATCATCTTCCTCCACATCATACTGCTTCTCAACAACCTCATCATTCTCTAATATCTCATAAAAAATACTGTTACGTTTATCTTTTAAATAAGAGTAATACAAGTTCCTTAATGTAACCCATACAAAGTATCTATTAATATCATCTTTGTACATAATTCTACTCTCATCTTTCACAAGCCTATGCATCCTAATATACATATCCTGAACCAAGTCTTCAGCTACATCTAACTTACATCCTAAATTCACTAACATCTTAATCCATAACTCTTGATGAACTGCTAATTTTTCTAACATTAAATCTCTTTTATAATTATTTCTACTCTTGGGTTTTCTTTATCTAATTCTGTAGGTAATATAGTCTCTGTCTTTACATAATCATCATTATCATCTTCCCAACAACCATAATCTGTAATTGAGTCTAACAAAAACTTACTTACCACACTAATCACATTCATCTTATCTAAACGTCTTTTAGAGGCTTTATAGACCTTATAAGTTACCTCGACAGGTGTTTGTATATATAAGTCCTTTAACTGCTCTCTAAGAGCCTCTGAATAGGCTTTCTTAGCATCATTGCTTATTCTATGATGTAAGTTCCTATAGGTATTCATATTTAAAGCAATCCTCTTATCTTTTACAGTCTTTCTAGGTAGTGTTACAAATAGAGGGGATATAATCTTATGAGTCATTAAAATAATTCTTTTATTGGTAATAGTATTCCTTTTGATGTATTATTATCTCCCCCAACTCTATCTCTATCTGTATTAAGATATTTTCTGCACCTATCTTTTAAGTCAGAAGTCTTTATTAAATGAAATGTTTCTCCAAATGCAAAGCAATAGTAATCTGCTTTAGATTTAGATATACCTGATTGCTTACCTCTACTAAAGTATTCTACATACACATTGCCTGTTTTTAAAGCCTTTAAATCATACTTAACTTCAATAGTCGAGGAGTTAAGTATATTACCTAACTCCTCTTCTTTAACTTGACCGACTTTTAAATCGTATTTAAAATCATTATTGTAATTCATTACAACTCCATCTTTACATTAAAAGCAGTATGACCACCTAATACAATACCTAAGCCAATAGCCTCTTTCTTACCTCCTTGCATATATCCCATAGCATAAGATTTACTATCTATACCACAACCTACTGCCATACCAAAGATAGCTCTTGTCTTTCCAAACATCCATTCACAATAAAAGTCTGTATGATAATGACCAGATACAGTAGATACCATATCTCTCTTTGCAGCCATCTTAGGCTTACCACTTTTATCTCCGTGAACATATCTAACACCATCGTAATAAACTTCTGTTACAAAGTTCCAATTAGGAGTCTCTAATACCTCAGAAAACTCCTTAATCCATTTACTTGGAATATCAGATGATTGTGCTTTACGGATAATAATTCTATCGTGATTACCTAAAGTAACATCTGCATTAGGAAATGCTTTATACCATTTAGCTAATTTAGCTACTGCTTGTTCTAACTCAAACTTACCACCTAAACCATCTGCTGATGATTCGTGATAGCTTGAATAATGATTGTCAATAACTTCTCCAATAAAAACAACCTTGTTACAGTTGTGTATAGCATACTGCTCTTTACAGAAATCTAAGTAACCATCTAAACAAAATGGTTCGTGCAAGTCTCCTATAACAAGGACTCTGTTCTCTACTTTAGTTAGGTTCTGGTAGGCTTTTAGTATCTTACCTTTTAATCTTGGTCTAAAATCTTTCATAATTGTATCTTATTTTATAAATATAATGTTTATTGTTTAATATTAATTAATAACTTATCAACAGATTAAAAACTAAGTAACTCATCAGGAGTAATTATCTTAGGTAAACCGTTTTCATTTAATATAAAGTCAAAAGACTCAAATGGTGTATTCCTACTTCTTTTACAAGATACTGTTATACAACCAAACTTATTCTCATCTCTCTCTAATTGTATCTGAGTCTCTGCCTTTTTTTCGAGGAAACTACCTAAATGTCCTGTTGGTTTATCTGAACCAAAGTTACTGTGGATTACAGTTACGATATGGCAATCATAAACAGTAGACCAAGCCATTATCTTTTGTACGATTAGATTAGACTCTTCTAAGTTATTAGCATCGCTTACTAAATCTGCAATACCATCAATAACTATTAAACCTATTTCCTTATCTTCTTCTCTCATACAATCTAAGTAGTATTGTATAAAATCTATCCTATCCTTATAACCTATCTTTCTTAAAGCAAATGTATGATAGAAATCTAAGTTTAATCCTTTATTCATCCATTCAACTCTCTTAAACACTCTTTGTGAATGCCAATCTCCTTGCTCTGTATCAAAGTGTATGAAGTGTTTTTTACCTCTAAAAGAACCCATACCTTTAGTAAACTCTCCAGCAGGATTACAGAAGGCTGAACCTAATAAACTAACAAAAAATGTTTTCATTGACTTTGGAGGTGCTTGTATAAAGCTAAAGTTACCATAAGTTCCAATAGGAATAGGAAACTCTTTAACACTACCATCTTTAGTAACTACCTCTTTGTTCTTAAAGCTAATCGCTACAGGTGGATGTTCAATCTTTTTATTTATATCTATAGCACATTCTTCTTCTATAGATTGCATATACATTATGTGGTCGTTATGTTCTTGTAATTCTTGTTCTGTCATATTTTTTGTTTTGTTTATTAATAAAAAAAGGGAGGCTTTTAAACCTCCCCTTATCTAATTTAGAAAGGTAAATCGTTAGTTGCTAACTCCTCTGTTGGCACACCAATATCTGTTGCTGGTGCATTAACTCCTGCTTTAAATACTTTCCAAGCCGAAAGACTCACATAGTATTTACCATTGTACTCATTACCTCTAACGTTGAAACTAACGTCTACAGATGCTCCTACTTTATTGTACTTGATAAAGTCATCTACCTTATCTTGTACGATTTCAAACTTAACATCTTGAGGGTACTTCTCATCATTTGTTGTGATAACAAATTCTACTTTCTGAAATCCAGAGTCAAATACTTGTTTTTCTCCGATTAATTTAATTGTTCCTGTTAATTGTAAACTCATAATTCTAATTTTAATTTAATTGTTAATATTTATATTCCTACTTCTATTCCGTTATCTATAGTTTCTATAATGTGTCTGAATACACTTCTCTCTTGTTCACCAGTTACATCTACTCCGTTTAAGATAAGTCTGTAATAGTCTTCTTTACCTGTTGGTTTTAATTCTATACTATTCATATTATTTAATTAAAATTTCTTTAACTTGTTTTGACATAGTGTATCTTGCTTCTACTGCTTCCATAGAACCACCATCCTTTAAGTATTTCTTTACTTTATCAAAGTCAGGACTTTTTTGGCTTAATGCACTCTTAGTATTTTTAGAATGATTATTAG